GCCCTGTGTGCCACCGCCGTAGGTCAAATTGTAGGTGCGGTTATATCCACGGCCTAAAGGAGTTTGAACAATAAGCGATGTAGTGTTTTCGGTGTTATCGTAATATCTAGGGTCAGGACAAAAAAATTGTATTTGAGATGTAATGTATCCGTAAGTGTAATCAGGGTCTAGGGTTGTTTGATTTACGCGAACGCGAGAGTTAATAAATTGTAGGTTGCCAGCATTGCTTAATTGAAATTGAAGCGGTGTAGTGCCTGTTTGCTGTGGCAATAAATTGGCTTGGAGTAGGTTGTAATTATACTGAGCCGAATAACCATTGCCCGCTAAAGACAAAAGATTTATAGAGATAGTTCTGCCCCCAAAAAAATCTCGCCCTGAAAACATGCCATCAAAATATCCGCGGTTATCATCTTGGTTTCTTATACCTGGCAGACCTTCTAACCCATCTACTGATAAAACTTGATAAACGCTATTTGCTCCACCAAATACAAAATCATTAAACGCAAAAGAGTAATTATTAAGAGAAGTTACTGTCATTATCTTGCTCCTATTCCGCCCGCGTATCCATGTTTAATAGCACTAACGGTAGCAACTAAAGTTGCATTAGCGTCTGGAGTAGAGTTTGTAATGTATTGTTCAATAGTTATATTAGGACCGCTTTGGTTTACAGGTTTTAGTAAATTAAGGTCTTTGCCTATTGCGGGTTGAATTATAGGCTTAATAGGTGGTTGTGGAACATTTTTTAATGCGGCGGCGGCGGCATTAGCGGCTCCAAGTTGTGCCATTAGTGCCGCTACTTGTTTTAATTCGTCTTTCAAAACTGCGATTTTTTCTTTAGTAGATTTAGAAATTGCATCAATAGCCTTTTGATAATCTTTTTGAGCATCAAGCAAACTGTCTTGTAATGCTTTAGAAGCATCAGCAAGGGTGTCATCAAAACGCTGTTTAATGTCAGCCATTGATTCCGTGTAAGCCTTGAGAGCATCAGCCATTGCTTCATTGCGTGATTTTTTGGCATCGGCCACTGCTTGTTGGTAAGCGGCGTTTTCTTCTGCCAAAGCATTTATTAAATCATTGTTTACTTCTGCTAAAGATATTTGCAAATCCCTGGCAACTTGATTGTAAGCGTCTTTTAATTCTTGGGTGGCTAGGTTTGCTCCTGCGTTCATTGTTAATGCAAGTTGGTCCAAACCACGGTTTGAAATATTATCTACTTCACCAAAAAGTTTTTGGATTTCTTTATTGGTTTCAGGAGAAGCGGCTTTAAGAGCCTTAGCCATTTCTCCGCCTACTTCTGGACCTTGCGCAACTATTTGTTCAATAAAAGTTTGGCTGTATCCCATACCAGCCAAAGCCGCGGCATCAGCCTGAAGATTTTTGGCGGCTTCTAATTTGGCTTTAAGGTCTTTTAATAAAGAGTCGGCAGACTTGCCCCCGCCCATAGCGTCAGCAACGCTAAAAGAAGTTTTGGAAGCGAACGCATTGCGCAACCTATCCATTGATTGTTGAACAATTGATTGTTGTTTTTCGGCGGCGCTCTTAGTTAAATCAATAGATTTTTTAGTTGCATTTTGACGCAAGTCTAAAAGTTTGGCTTGATGTGATTTTTCTAAGTCTTGCATTTTTTCTATGTAATTTTTTTCGATGTTTGCTAAAGTTTCTGTTTTTCTTTTTAGCGCTTCTGTTTCGGCGCGCCCCCTGGCAATTTGCGCATCAGCCATAGTTTCAGAATAACGCTTATTAGCATCGGCTATTTTTTCATCACGATTGGCCATGGCTTCTGCCGCATCATCTTTAGCATCAGCAATAACCTTGTTCATATCTTTGTAAATATCTTGAACATCTTTTTTGTATTTTTTTAATTTTTCTTTAGCCTTTGCAATTTCATCAGCGGTAGGCCCACCTGCTACGCCGCCGCCACCAGTTGAACCCCCACCACCTGTTGCATTATTTTTAAGCGGGTTGGCGGGTGTAACTTTTTTAGTAGCCAATTTATCAAGTGCGGACCCATAAGACGCAACTTTTTTAGCCGCATTATCAAAGAATTTACCTGTTGTTTCAATAGCGCCATCAATTTGTTTTAGAGCAGAACCCGCCGCTTTAACCCCTAATAAAGAAAGGCCTTTAAGCAATAAACGCAACGGACCTGTAACAAGTTTCATCATGCCTGTTACTAAATCTCCAACGGCTCCAATAATAAATGACATAGCGGCTACGCCAGCCTTGCCCACACCAATAATTATTTTTCTAAAAGTTTCACTGCGGTTCCATAAAGTTACAATGCCAGCGGCAAGTAAAGCCACGGCTGTAATAATTAAACCAATTGGATTTGCCTTTGTTACCGCTGTCCACACTTTAGTTGCGATTGTTGCGGCGTTAATAGCCAGCGTATAAACACCCCAAATAACAGCGCCAGCCGCTAGGACTGCGCCAAATGTTGCAACTGCGGTTGAATTTTCTTTTAAGAATTTTCCTACCGCTTTAAGAACAGGCACAATTCCAAATTCCATAACTTTAAGAAGTGCGTTAAAAACAGGAAGCAAGCCTTGGCCAATTGCAACTTTAGCGTTGTCCATCTCTGCGGCAACACGGCGCATGGTGTTGGCTGTTCCACCTGCGGTGCGGTCATAATCACCTTGTTGCCTTGCGGTGTCTTTCATAATCAACGCATAAGCCGCTTGCGCTTTAGCCGCAGGGTCTAGCGCTTGTTTGGTGTTTTTAATAAGCCCAAGACTTAATGCTTCAGTTTTTAATCGGGTTTCAGAAAGAACGGAACCAAATTTTTTCATAGGTTCTGTTTCGCCTGATAAGCCAGAACGCAATGCTGTAAGAGCATCTTCAACAGGCATGTCATTAAATGAAGCCATATCAACGGCAAGTTCAGTTAATGATTTAGAAAACTTTTTTGTGTCATCTTCCCCAAGGCCAAATGCGTCAAACAAGTTACCAAAAGTTCCAACGGCGGTAAGCGCACTACGCTCTGACATACCAAAATTAGCAGTTGCGCCAGCCGCCCATGCTTCTATTTCTTTAGAATTTTTTCCAAAAACAACGCCTACTTTAGATAGTGCTTCTGCGGTATTGGAAGCCGCCATAATTGATTCTTTAGCAAAAGAAACAACTTGGGTGGCGGCAAATGTGGCTCCCAGGGTTGCGCCAACTCTTTTAAGGTTGCCTACAAAAGAATTCATCTTAGTGCTTGTTGCGGCTACTGATTTATCAAGACCTTTTAGAGATGCTTCAGCCTGGGCCATGCCCGCTTTAAGTTGAGATACATCGGCAACTAATTGGACCAATACTGGTGGGATACTAGATGCCATTAGTTATCCTCTCAACTTAGATGCAAAAGCCATGGTAAATGTCCTGCTTAGTTTACCGCTATTGCGCAATTTTTCTACGGCGGGCGTTATGAATGGATACTTAACACCACTTGGCCAGTTGCCACCGCCCAATTCAACTTGCCTTGAATACTCCATTGATGCGCCAACTTCAGCAATGTAAGTTCCAAAACCAATTCGCACCGTTGAAAAAATAGACCTTTTAAGATTACCTGTAATTGTATTAGGACCAACTGAAGGTTTACGCGGCTCTAATGTGCCTTTTATTCTTTTACGGGTAGGACCATTAGCGTTTAATTTTGCTTGCCGTTCTACTTCATAACCTGCCATGCTAATTGCATATTTAGCCGCAAAATCCATTTGTTTTTCTGTGGCGTTAAGCCCTGCTAAAACAACAGGTAAATTGCGGATAACAATTGCACCAGCCATTATTGTTCCGCCCTGTCTGCCTTCACTTCATCAATAGTCCTAGAAATTGCCATCAGCCAATCTGCGGTTCCCGCTGGCAAATTATCTACTTGTTCTGGTGTCCAACCAAAGCGGTCTGCCATGTGAAAGTAATACCATTGCTCATCTGGGTAATCAAACGCTTCATGCCTTTCACCGCCTTCAAGCAACCATTTTAATCGTTGGAGTTGGCGGTAACTGCTTTTGGGTCTGATTCTGTTTCAGGCGTTTCTGCCAAGTTTGGAAAAAGATGTTTTTGTGCATCTTTAGTTTCTTCAACCAAAGCGTCATAATCCGCCATTGTTAATTCATCTAAATTATCAATTTTTAACGCAGGAATAAGAAATTCAAATGACCAATCTTCAACAAGCATTGCAATAAGGGCATCACCTAATGCAAGTGCTTTAGATAAATCGCCGCCTTCTACTTCTGCACTTTTAAGAACGCGCTTGCGGTCTTTAACGCGTAGCAGTGATGGGTCTTTAAGAGTTACTGTTGCGCCTGACGGTAGTGTTATTTTTTTAGACATTTTGCCCCCTAATAGTTTGCCTTCCTATAAGCATAACAAAAAAGGAGCAGATGGGCGGGATAGCGGGAA